CTGATCCCATGCCTGATTAGCATCTACACCAAATACGTCTAGTGTACCAATAGCAAAGACACATAGGTCGATTAAGCCATCTACGATTTCTTCTGGATCTTTAGATTCAATAGCAGTCATTGTTTCGTCAAGTTCTTCTTTACACATAGAAAGACGGAAACGAAGATACTTATCCATAAGATCTTTATTTTCTTTATTTGCTTGAAACCAATCGTGCACACCAAACTTTTTGTGCATTAGTTTCATATCATTAGCCCAATCGTTCATATAGTTACTCCTTTTAATATATCATTATTATATCGCATTTTGACCAATTTGTAAACCCATTAACCAAAAAATGCATCCAATGTCATTTGTTCTTCTGCTGACCAACCCATTGCATCCAAGATAAACTTAAGCGGTTCCATAAATGTTTTTTCGAATTGCTTTTCGTAATCTACGTATTGGTACAAATTCATTTCCTTAGGCAGGCCACTAGGAAAAGCTACTACGTTTTCTCTAAGAGTGTTTGGTAGTCTAAGATATGTAAATTTAATTTTATCCCCATCTCGGATAACCTCATACTTATTTAGCAGCTTCTTTTCTTTTAGAAATTTATTATAGAGAAGTGCGCCACGTACATGTATTGGACAACCTTTTTGATATGTCATTTTCTTGTCGTACCACTTACCAATATCACTTACTCCGCGCGGAAACGCAACAGCTTCTGGTGGCAGTTTACAAAATTCTTGTTTGAATTCCTGTATAAAGTCTTGCGTTGCCGATTCAGATCCGGATATAATAATCTTAAAGATTTCTTTAAACTTATCACGTACAACTTCTGGGGTAGATGACTTAATGGCTTCGATGCCCATGATCTTAAGTTTTGGTTCTGAATATTGTACACCTTCAGAGTTATGCACATTCAGTAGATAACGTTTCTTAGCTACCCATATGCCACGGTCAGCGATAACTTCCCGTCCCATCTCCATACGGTTTTCGTAGCAGTTCATATCCTTGAAAAGATCTGCCATAGACTTTTCGAAAACTTTATTAAAATGATTTTGGCATGCTTCATCTAAGAACTTAACAGGATCTTTTGGTTTAAACTTTTCTACAAATGGTTTAAAGTTAACATATACAGAATCTGTATCGATTGCTATAACATAGTCTTCATCAGTTTCTAATACCTTATTCAGTTCATCGTTAATTGTTTTTTCGCACCACTTAATGACATGTTGACCTGTAAGGGTAATACCTTCTGCAATACGTAGATCGAAATACCTATACCATTTATTACCAATAGCACCGAACAAAGAATTCATAAGAATCTTAATTGCCCACTGCTTATTTTGATACGTCGCGATCTCGCGCTCGAGGTCGCGCGAAGGATTCTTTTGGTATTTGCTTTGTGCAGCAAGCATTTGCTTTTTAACAATACTACGTTCTTCATAGTAGTTTTTAACAAGTGTAGGAAATACACCCTCATGGGTATTATCGAATAATATACCATTTGCTGCACGGGAAACATTTTCACCGGAAGCTACTAATGTTTCTGGTGACATATTCCATTGTGCAATAATATTAGGATAAAGTGAATTTAAATCGAAGCTAACAATCCATTCGTACATATCAGCTTTAACTTCTTTGACATAGCCACCAGCAAAGTGTACGTTCATATCCTGTCGTGATGCACGATCTGCAAGAGGTGGTATAACAATATTCTTTTTAGTTAGTTCGCGATATACAATCGAATCCCAAATAGATGTTGTACCAAAGATATCAGTAAAGTTAACACCGGCTTTATATGCAATTGTACAAGCCAGACCAATTAGATCTAGCTTATCATCTATCTTTTGTACCAATTCAACATCTTTAATATTGTAGTCAATATAGAGCTGAAAGTTTTCTGTATACAGATTTCTTAGGTTACCATATTCTTCGTAAGAGATTTTCTTTTCACCGAGAACAACATATGCAATATGGTTAAGTGAATAAGATTCTTGTGCACCATAGCTATATGCAAACTTCTTAAAGAGATCATAGTAATCAAGTTGATTAATACCTTGGATCTCATAGGCATCCATGTTTTGGTTTTTGAAATTAATTTTTTTAGTTCGTAAAAGATTCCATGGTGAAAATTTACGTGCAATTTCTTCGCTTTGAAATACCTTACCAATACGATTTAGGATATAAGGTATATCAAATAGACGTACGTTCCAGCCGGTGACAATATCCGGATAGCCTGGACTATGTACACTATCACCTCTCCACCACATTAAAAAACTAGCGAGAAGATCTTTTTCAGTTTCGCACTTATGATAGTGTATATGTAAGTTTTTATGGATTGTTTCAGAAACTTTATAGTCGCCACATCCCCATACGTGGTAACGACCTTGTTTTGAGGATTTAGCGGTAATAGCTGTAATAGGATGTTTGGCTTCATCAGCTTCCGGGAAGCCATCATCAGAATAGACCTCGATGTCCAGGTTAACTACATTTAGCATAGCCTGGTTAAAATTAATTTCGTCTGGGAATTTTTCTTGTAAAAATTGTAGTACTACACGATCACATCCATAATAACTCAAGCCAGAAGTTTCATCTGCCTGCTTGACCCAATTGGACATTTCATGGCGATTTTCAAATTGTATTGGGCGTACATTTTTCCCGCCCATAGTTTTATAGCCCGTAGGCTTTGGGGATGGCAAATATAATTTAGGGCTAAAAGGTACTTTTTCCTGTACCAATTTGCCATTATTATCGTATCCACGGTAAAGTACTTTGGAACCATAGTGGTCCACAGAAACATAAAAAGACATACAACCTCCTAATAAACACAACTATTATACCGTATTATGCGAGGTTTGTAAATCCTTAAATTAGCTTTAATGCTTCTTTTGTTGTATCTTTTACGCGCTTTGTCCAACCACGACCAAAGGTTTTAAATGTATCTAGCTTTTCGTAGTAGCGCTGTCTATCATTTTGGTATTTTTCGATAGTTCTTTCTACACCAATTTTTTCTACATATTCAGATACAGCCTTTAGGGTATTAGGTCCAATAGCACCGTCTTGTTCTGATCCGACTAAAGCTTGAATGTAACCTGCAGCACGACCAGGCCCAGCGTTAACAGCGAAATCGAATACACAAAGATCAAGCCCAGCTGGTAGGTCATCTGCTTTGGTACGATCCCAATAATTTTTCTTATAGATCGGTTCAACATCTTCATTTACAAGATCTGCCATATCTTTTTGTACTAAATCATTTTCCATACACCATTCTTCGTATACTGCTTTAGTAACGCCTAGATTGGTTTCTCCTCCTGGATCTTCCGGGTGGTTAACATATCCACCTTCATGTTTAAGAACAAGCTCTAATGATTTCTTCCAATTTTCTTCTGCCATTTTCTTTCCTAATCTCAATATTAATATTAAAGGGAGCAGAATTAAAACCGCTCCCTTTATTTATATTAACTTAAAGTCTTCCATTCATCCTCAGTATAGGGCCACATATTAGTTGATCCTATTTACCTGAGCATTAAGTAACTTTTCTACTTCCCAAATTGATTCGGGTGTACAGCCGGCTTTCTTAAAGAAATACTTCCAAAGATTATTTATCATTATATTCTCCTTGAATTGTTTTACGATTCAATTCTCCTAGAAGACTATGATAAGTATGTTCCGGATATTCATGAATCAATTGTCTAGCAATATATTCATTTGCCGAACATTGTCTTGAAATCCGAATAGCCTTTCCTACTGCTGTAAGATACCCGATAATCCAGGTTGCAAAAAGAAATTTAGGCAGATTTAAAGTTTTTAGTACGATTGCGGTCATTTAATAATTCCTCGTTTTTCGTGATTGAAATTTTACGAGGCTGCTTCTCCTCCGGAAGAACGACTTCTAAATTAACAGTCAAGATTCCATCCGTTAGATCTGCTCCAGTTACTTCGGTATATTCCGACAGTCTAAATGACTTATTCCAATTTCGAGCACTAATACCTTTGTGAACATACATAGATTGATCCCGACGTTGTGGGCGATCGCCTTTGATGTAAAGGACATGGTCTTTTACTTCAATATCAATATGTTCTTGTTTAAATCCCGCAACAGCAAGTTCCAATGAATATTTAAATTCATCTTCTTTTACTACGTTATGCGGGGGATAGGTATCCTTTGATTGCTTATGAATGTTTTCAAGCTGATCAAAGATGTGGTCGAAACCAAGAAATGCGTTTCGCGGAAATGCGAATGTTCCAGTCATATGTACCTCCATGACTTATGCAAGGTTAAAAATGAGACCCGACTACCGGCATCTCTAATCTATATATAATGGTTTACTTTAAGAATGTAAACCCCTATTCAACAAAACTAAAATAATTACTATCGCAAGATAATCTTTGTCCATCAGGTGTCTTAACAATTACTGCAATAGAATTGCCATCACAATCTGGAACTACTACGCCAACATCAAGTGTCTGGCCGCGGTATTCATAAAGAGTATGACCTTCATGAAGGTCTTCATTAATCTTAACTTTTTTCATCATTTATTTCCTATATTATATTTCGGACACAATTCCCAATTATCTTTATCTTTATAAGATATAATTTTAATTTGTCTTAGTGGGGCCAATGGCTCAGCCGATTGACGGTTTTCGATTGTAAGTAATCCCCAATCACTCATAAGAGTTGCAATCGTATTTCTACGAGCAATATCATTCTCTTCTAGATTAGATTTCTTACCATCAAGTAAAAATAGCTCTTTAAAATGCACAATAAAGTAACGACCTTGCTTATGTAAAATATGGCAAGACTGATATAGTTTATGATCTTTACGTGAGGCTACACCGATGCGAGTTAGGGTTTCCCGTACTTTCAGGAAATCATCCGGCTCGTTTAAAGTAACTTCTAGCATACTGCCAGGAGTCCACTCGATTAAATTATTTTCTTCCACCTTTATCTACCTTCTTTTTCAATACTTCTAATTGTTCTTTTGTAAGAAGGGGCAAGACTTGGCGTGCTTTTTCATTGCTATAACCATAATAAGCCTTGACTACTTCCACATCACTTTGGGATTCAGGTTTGAACCACTTGGAAAAACGTTTCCGCTTTCTAATTATATTTATAAAAAAATCGAATTGAAGACGGTTATCTAGGTGATGGTTGATATTCATCTCATTTGCAATGAGTACAGTATCATTAAAGTAGGATAGGCTACGGTTTGTCATATATGGTACGTACTGCTTTTCAGCAATATCATCTACCATAATATTCTTTTTAGTCATATTAATAGCATTTACATATTCAAATGGATTCATCACATACCTCTTTGCATAACACGGAGGAAGATATATACGCTTAAACCTGCTATAATAGTACCATCATAGCCAGCAACAAATCCTCCTATTATACCAGCTATAATAGATATTATAAATGTCGTTTGTTCGGGATCACGCAAATTCAACATTAGCCATAACCTCGGTCAGACAAGCGACAACGTTTAATTCATGATCAGCAACAAATGCGTGTTTATACTGATAGTCTGCTAGAATTAATACAAGTGACGGTATAGATTGGGGTTTAAGGTAATCGTACATTTGATCATATAAACCACGAAAGATAGCAGATGCATCGGTATCCATATTATTAGTTACCCATGACCGCATTTTCTTAAAGTCCTTTTCTTTTAACGATTTATATAAATCGCCAAAGGATCCACCCAGATCAGAAGTCCGGTTAGGATCAAAACCCAGAACAGCATGTCTTTGAAGCTCGTTGATGATCCGCCGCCAATCCGGGGCATGTTTGATAATAATCGGTGGTAATGCTTTTTCATTATATACTATCCCTTCATTGTCTAGAATATACTTAGCTCTTTCAAAGAACTTTTGCGCAAGAACTGCTAAATCCTTTTTAGTAGTATTAAATTCGTATACGCCACAACGAGAATGAAGAGGTTCAATAATACGATTTTTAAAATTACATGTAAGAATAAATCTACAGTTGTTAGCAAATTCTTCGATAAAACCACGAAGAGCTGGTTGTGTAGACTGCGGATTAAGATAATCTGCTTCGTCTAGGATAACTACTTTATATCCACCTGTAAGAGAAACGGTTGAGGCAAACTGTTTAATCTTGCCACGAAGGGTGTCGATGTTACCTTCTTCAGAACCGTTAATAATAATGTAATCGACATTTAATTCATTACACAGTGCTTTTGCAACTGTGGTTTTACCGAGGCCGGCAGTACCGGTGAAAAGCATATTAGGCAGTTCACCGGTATCTACTAGTCTCTGGAAAGTTTGCTTAAGATCATCTGGTAAAATGGTCTCAGCAATCTTACGAGGACGGTACTTCTCTACCCAGAGAAAATCATTCATTTACAAACTCCATAACAAAAAGGTATTAT